GATCCGGCGGATCTCGTCTCGGGGCAAGCCAGGCAGCTGCCCCTCAAATGATCTGAGGTTGGACACGATTGATCGCCGGGCATCCTCGACCGATGATCGGAAGACTTGGGTGGTCTTGATCTCGCTGTCGAGGATCGCCCGTTGAGACGTGAGTAGATCACGCTCGGCAGGGTTGCGAGCATTGCGGATCTGCTGACTGAGCTCTCGGCTCGCCTTCCGATCTCCGGTCTCGGATAGTCTGATCGTATGTCCGCAAGTGCACGCCATGATCCATCACAGAGTATTCGTCAGCAGCTCGCCGAAGTTGGTGTCGAGAACTTTCTCGGTGCAAGACTCTTCAGCCCAGACGAACCGGTTGACGAGATCAAGCGAGTCGTATTGGCCCGCCTTGGTCGGCTCGAATTGGAAGTCGGCCATCGCTAAAGGCATGAGCTTGACCGCGCCGGTCGCTGAGACGATGGCGTCGGAACCCCGAAGGATACCGATCCAAGCTGACTCATTGTTCCAGATGAACGACTCGGAGCTCGCCGCACCCGGCACAGCTGACTCGTATCGGGCCGGAGCGAAGAAGACGTTGGGCACGCCGACCACATCTCGAAGCACTTGAAGCGCCGCTTCATGAGTTAGGATCTGGTTGCCCGCGGCGATGCCTGCCGCCGATGAACCGACGTATGACCTCACCTCTGGGTTGCGGCAGATGGCCCTGAAGGCATTGTAACCGATGACCAAGGTATCGGGGGGGATGCCATGGGCGCCGGCGAAGGCGCGGTCGTATGCCTCTTGAAGATCGGTCAGGGGCTCGCCGCCGGCGACGTTCCAAGCGGTGGACACAACCCCGATGTTGGTTGTGTTCCAACCGGTGCCGGCGGAAAAGAGGAGGTCACCGACCCGCTTCTCCTTCTTGATCTTCAGAGCTCGGCCGACCTTTCGGGCGAGTCGCTCTTCCTCAGATCCAGGGAACTGGCTGTCTCGAATGTCTTCCATCGGAATGGAATCTTCGAGGCCATAGATGTTCGCCTTGCCGGTCGTGTTGGTTCGGGCGAAGCTGGCGATCTGCTCGCGAGGTGTGCCCGGTGCCCGAAGTGCACCCTTCGAGGCATCGCCCATGAAGTTTCGGGTGTTCTCGATGAGAAGGGTGAAGCTTCGCTCGGGAATGTTGATCGGCTCGAGTACCTGATCGGCAATCAGCTGATTGTCGCTCGGCACGGCCGAAAGAGCCAGCGAAGATAAGATCTCGTCGACTGGATGAAATGATGAATAACCTGGCATGATCTTTTACTCCTTAGGCCCGGTGGCCGATGGTGCCGGTGAACATGACCGAGATCTGATCGTCGGCCGCGGCAGTTGGTTGGGCCGCACTCGGCACCCATTGAGCGACACAATACTCGGTGCCGGCGCCGCCGGCCCAAGTGATCAGGCGCCCTTGGGCATCGACCATCAGATTGAAGTCGGCGGCGTTGGTTGAATCCAAAGCGGCGCCGGCGATGGCCGTGGTCACCCCGAAGACTACCGTCCGGATGTTATCGGCGGCGACACCTGAGACCTGAGCAACCCCACAAACCGACTGCTCGGTCGCCGCGGTCGCCTGCTCGATCTTGCCATCCGCGACCCCTTTGACGACTTTGAACTCGCCGACGGTTCCATTACATAGAGAGGTCCGCTCTACCCTGTGATCATTTTGACCGGCCATCTTACCGACCTCCCTTCATTGCCTGTAGGTACTCATCGGCATGATTCTCTCGGTACAACTTCAGCGCGGTCGCGTAGTCAACCGACCGGTCTTCTGCCAACTTCTTGACACTCTTATCCACCGAGGCCCGGGTCGGTTGCTCGGGAGCTCCGTACCCATGACCGAACTCGGAGAGGTTGACGGCGCTGTTCGCCGGCCGGGTCTCAAACATCTCGGCGAACAACTTCCGGTCGAGATTGTATAGGCGCTCGGCCGACCCAACCTCGGCGGGTGAGATCTTGCCGAGCTCACAGAGCTGTCGGATCTTCGCCTGCCGGCGCTCCGCCTTCTGGTCTCGGCGGATGCTCGCGAGCTCATCACTTAGCCGCTTGATCTGGCCTTGTTGCTCGGAGAGTAGGATGCGCTCGCGAAGCTTCACCTCTTCCTTCTCCTCATCTTCCTCGACGACCTCTTCGGCCGCTTCGACTTTGTCTTCATCCTTCTCATCTTCTTCGGCGGTCTCGCCCTCGGCCATCGCCGAAGCCTTCATCGACTCGAGCTCAGATCGGAGTCGCTCGACCTCAGCCTCCAAGGCTTCCTTCTCGGCTCGGATCGCTTCGACCTCCGAGGCATCGCTCGCCCCGGCCGCCATGTTCTCATTCTCCATAGGTCCCTCACTTAGTGTGATCTTGGTTAGTTTGTCGACCGTTTGTTGCGGTCTCGGTGTCAATGAGATGGCGAGGATCTGACCGTTGCCGACCCGAGATCCATCTCGTCGATCATAGACGTCGCCTTGAAGGAACTCCGGACTAGACCAGAGTGGTGACGACTCGTTGACCAACTTTTGGCCCCGATCAGAATAGGCCGGCACGCACCAAAGGCAGTCGGCCTCGATATACATGTCAACGATCTGACCGAGTGAGATAGTGTTTTCAATGGGCGCCTGGTCATCGCTCGAGGCATGACACCAGTCAATGATGACCGGGTCGAGGTCTCGGCGGGCATGGTAGACCCTGACCAACTCCTTGATGAGATCCGGAGTGATGACCCCGATCTCCTCGCCGGTCATCCTCGATGAGATCGGGCCGCAAGCCAATGTCTTGAAGGGCTTGCCGACCGTCAAGTCATCGTCGACGCTGACCTCGACGTCGCGGTCGCCGGTGACCACTTCGGAGTAGGCGACCGCCTTCATCTCCGACAGCTTCTTGGCGGCGACGATCTGATCGGTCCGGTAGTTGTGACCGACTAGCCACTGCCGAAAGTCGCCGACCGATAACCGGGTCGAGTCGCATCGAACGGTCTGGACCGCGTACTTCTTAGTTGATGCCAATCGACCGACGATCATGACGATCCCACCGTCGCCGGTCCGCCGCTTCAGCGTGACCTTGTCGAACTGGTTGGGCGGCAGTTGCCTGGCGCTGTGTTCATTTGGTAGAGGCATGCTTCAACCCCCTTCGTAGTCTGATGTACTGCTCGGCGAGTGCGGTCGGCGCCGCGCCGGCACCCATGCCCGCCGAGGTCCGCTCGAGCGCGCTCCGCTGATTCTCTTCAGTCAACTCGGAGGTCACCCCGATCCGCTGTCGGATCGCTGACTCGAGCTCGTCGTCGGGTGTCAGTAGTCCGCCGGTAACCAGTGCCGGTAGATTGATGAGAGACTCGGCCAGCTGATCCGAGTCGAGCCCAGTGTGAACCAGCCGAGGCAATTGGGCCGGTCTGATGTGAGCTCCGAAGTTGAACCGGGCGAGCCGGCCGATGGTGCCACCTCCGGCCCGGTCAGGTCCGCTGACCGCGTTCGAGACTGTGTCGAGTAGATTGACACAGGATCTTCTGAAGAGGTTGGCGTGAACCTCGCCGACCGACCTCGACCCGGTGTCGGTGACTCCGAGGTTGACCATCTGAGTCATCATCGACGTCGCGATCTGGGTGTCACACATGGCGATAGCCGCCTCGACCCCTCCGACGTTCAGCTCGCCCGAGGCCCCATACGACTCGAAGGAGACGACGGCGCTCGGCTCGACCAGATAGGAAGACTCGGCCGAGACATAGGCAAGGGCTTGAGACTCGGCTTGGTCGATCAACGCTTCGACCTGTTCTTGGTTGTACCCTCCGGCCTCAGCTGCCTCGCGATTCACCTTGACCACTGGGGTCGGCACCGCCCACCGCTCGACCCCGATCTGAAGTAGATTCGAGATCCGTTGCTTGGATCGGTAGTGCCAATAGGCCGGCCGGAGTAGGCCGCACCCCTCGAAGTTGGCACCCTCGCGGCCGTGAGTGAGGAGTAGGAGCTTGTTCGCCGGGATAGGGTCGGGTGGTTCGGCGGTGCCGGTTAGCCGTTGCTGAACGCCGTCAAGGGTCTGACCATCTCTCGACAGCCACTTGAGATGAGCCGCCGGGATTCGGTCGGCGTACCGCTCGAGCCAGACCCGGCCGCCGTCTTCGCCGTGACCGTATCTGTAAAGCTCTTCGGCATATCTATATCCATATGGGATATACTCGAGCAGGTAATCAAGCTGAGCTTCCCAGCTCACCGACATCTCGCCGGGATAGCCAGCGAACCCGAAGGCCTGGTTGGCATAGTCGGCGAGTTCCCGAGAGACCGGGTCGGCCTCGTCGCCTGGTATCCATTCCCAATCGGCCGAGAGAAGGGTCTGCTTGATGAGCCGCCAGCTGACGGCGACCATCGGATCAGTCCGAAGCATCGATTGGCATTCAGTGATCCAGTTGACCCCGATGACCTCGGGGTTCTGCTCGATCCCAGAGATCCGGCCGCCCGAGAGTACGGTGCCTCGATTACCCCTCACCCGATAGTTCGGATGTTCGGCCGGCAGGTAGGGCGCGATCCGTGGTTTCCGCTTGAAGTAATCGAAGAATCCCATTGATGCGCCGTTCAGTTTTGCCAAGGGTTGTCAACCATCTTGTGATATAATATATAAATATTTTCTCAGTAGTTCAATCCCTTTGTTGACGAGAGGTTTATAATGATCTTCCGATCCATCATCATCGCCCTCCTTCTCATGCCGATCTCGGCATCGGCCGATCCACCCATTCCCCCCGAAGGTCGGACCGAGATCAGCTCACCCGCCGAGGCATTTGACCTCGCGACCTTGATGGTCGACGCCTTCCGAAAGAAACAGTATGGGGTAGCCACTGGCCTTCTCCTCATGCTTCTCGTCTTCGGCGCCCGTCGACTCAAAGCCTTCCGGAATGTGCCGGCCGAATACACCCCATGGATCGCGCCGGCACTTGGGATCTTGTTTAGCATTGGCACGGTCTTCGCCGCGGGTCGGCCGCCGGTCACAGCCATCACTCACGGGTTTGTACTCGGCGCCGCCGCGGTCGGTCTCTGGGAGATGGTCGGCCGCTACTTCCTGCCGCCGCCTCCGAGGGGATAGCATGCCGATTGTGAACTCTGAGGACACTATCGCCGAGCCGGTCCGGCCGTTGAGCACAAGCCACCGGGCCGCCCTGATCACTGCGGTCATCACCGGCGTCTTCGGCTCGCTCCAGTCGATGCAAGGTGCCGACGCCGACCGCACCGCCGAACGCTTCGACGCGACTCGGGGTCAGCTCGCCGATACCTATGATACCCTCGCGGCGAACCAGAACGTGATCGGTGAAGCGCTGACCGAGTTGAGCCGGCGCAACAATGCCCTCAAGAAGAGGGTGCTCGAGCTCGAGCGGGCCATCAAGCGCCTCGAGGTTGGCGTCGATGATGACACCCCCCTCATCCTCTTCGAGTCGACCCGCCGACCGATCAAGGTCTCTCCCCTCCCGACCGTCCGCCCGCTCCTTCGACCTGAAGTTGAAGAGTGACGAGCACGCCGACACGACTCTATCGGGATTCCTTTCTTGGTTAACGTGCCGGCCCGCCCGTGACGCGTGTGTCTAGATCTTCGACGAAAGGTGGACACATGTCCACCTTTTCAAATAGGAAGTCACTTCCGCTTTAGAGCAAAGCCATATGCCCTCGCCTATATCCGGTTTAGGTCTTTATAGTAAAACATCACCCGCCCGTCTTCATAAGCATCAATGCAGACCCTCCCCCCCGATGTTGCTGTTAGATTTTTCAGGATCTTTATGGCCCGGGGCATCTCTAAGCTCACCCCAGAGACCTCCTCAACCTGCTTAACTGCCCCCTCCCAGCCGCCGTCTACTCGTTGGCTTTTCGTATCAAACGTCTCCAACCACTTGTAAATGTGCTGGCGGTGCTCGATGTCTTTCGTCCTATTTTCTAACTCGGAGCCAATCTCCCTCAAGCGCTCAGCTACCTCCGCTGAGACAGTCACCTTCACCTTATCGTCAAACGGGTCCATCATTTACCCTCCTTTTTCTAACAGCTAAAAAGTGGCTTCATCTCGCCTCCTAGATAAAGTGGGGGGGCACGCGCCCCCCCGAGCCTCCCGACCGGCCGCCCGTGACGCGTGTGTCTAGATCTTCGACGAAAGGTGGACACATGTCCACCTTTTAAGTCGGTGGTAGCTTACCTCCAAAGATCTGCCGCCTCGCGTTACTGGCCCACTCGACCTGATCAGCGACATCGTCCACAGCGTCTGGGTCGAACTCGAGATCATACTTCGGGCACCCGCCCACCTCGAGACAAGGGTCCCACCATGCAATGAAGTCAAGGTTCGGGGGAACATGTCTCATATCATGACGCTCCGTTAGGTCGGCATAGCTGTTAAAATCTATTTGCAGGGGTGCCCGTGTTTGGCCTTTGCCCCTATCCCGACCCTCTACAACAATAACATACGCAACCCTCGTGATCGACCGGAGTATGAGATAGTTGGAGTACATTAAGACGCAGAGTCGCTGGGTGCTCGTCAGCGGGCGCAGGTAGTCGCCGAGGAAGGCGTCGTCGATCCCGAGCCCGCTACATAGGGAACCGTGATAACACCGGCACTCATCCCCCGCGTCGCCTGGCACGGGGATCGCATACCTCTTGGCCGAATACCTTCCATCGATCCCATGAGCAGGGTCGAACTCCCTAGCCCTCACCTCGAGGTAATCCGCGGCCTTTGGCCAATCGTCTTCGTAATAGTCCGACCGCTTACCCCTGACCTCTATCCTTTCGCGAGGCCAACCTTGAACAGGTTCAACCTTCCAGTGTCCTTCCGGCAAGACATACAG